TATCAGTAAACAGTACTAGCACAGCAACTATTAATAAAGTTTTAGCTTATTTAAAAACTTTATCAATAATTTCTACTAGCACAGCTTTTTTTGTTAAAGCTATTAGTATTACTAAATCAGTAGTTTCTACTAGCACAGCTAGTATAGTTAGGTCTTTATTTAAAACTTTAACAGCTATTACAACCAGCACAGCTTCTTTTATAAAAGCTATTGCAGTAACTAAATCAGTAACTAGCGCAAGCACTTCTAGTTTTGTAAAAGCATTAAGTTTATTTAAGACAGTAATTAGTACAAGCAGTGCTACATTATTTAAGTTAGCACCTAAAACTTTATCAGTATTGTCTGCTAGTACAGTTACTATAGTTAGGGCTTTATTAAAGATAATAACAGCTACAGTAGTGAATACTGCTAGTTTTGTTAAAGCTATTAAAGTTATAAAGTCAGTAGTTTCTACTACTACAAATACTATAACAAAGATTCCTAATAAGCTTTTAGCAGTTGCTGCCACTAGTACAGCTTCTTTCAAAAGAGCTATTAGTAAAATATTTACTACTATTGTAGATAACGTATTAGTCGTATTAACTGAGTCAGCTTTTCATTTAATATCTTTTACTGTTCAAATAACCTCTACAGCAAGCTTTAAACAAGCTTTAGCTAAGTTTATTAGTGTTAATAGTACCGTAGTAGCTACTATACGTAAAAACCTGCCTAAGACCTTTACAGTGGCTGTAAGCAGTACAGCTAGTTTTATAAAGTCTATAGCTAAGATTTTAAACATAAACAGTACTGTAATAGTTAGTTTATTTAAAAATATTCCTAAGGTTCTTACTATAGCGGTATCTAGTTTAGTCACTATAAATAAAGCTTTTTTAAAGCTTTTAACGGCTGTAACAACCAGTACTGCTTATTTAGTTAAAACTAGAGCAAAACTATTGACAACGACGGTAAACTGTGTTATAATGCTTAACAAACAGCTACAAATTATTATTGCTGTTTTGTCAAGCGTTTTAGCTAGTATTCGACGTTTTATTATTCCTTTATTTGGATATCCTAGTAAGTTTACTTTCTACGCTATTCAAAGAGTCAGAGAAGTAAAACTCAAGAAAACAACATACTATGCTATTGACCGTTTAAGAGAAATGGCAGTAGTTAAAATACGATTAATTTTTGCTTACAAAGGCAATAGAAACGATGGCTAATTCTTTTACTTATAAAATTCCAAATGAGAGTGAAATCTTTTCTTTTGATTACAGTTTAGTGCTCGACCCTGCTGAGACAATAAGTTCAGCTAGTTGTGCTGTTATTGTAATGAACGGAACAGACCCTAATCCTTCAGCTATTTTAGACGGTGCTCCTGCAATTAGTGGCGGTAAAGTATTACAACGAGTGTCTCAAGGTATTAGCGAAGTTACTTATCGTTTAGTAATGACTGCCAATACTAGCTACAGTAACATTTACGATGCCGTTGGTGACCTGCCTGTTTACGACGCAAGCTTAGTATAATATGTCTTATTTTTCTCGTTACGACAGAGGAGATTGGGCAGTCTTATGCGATGCTTGTGGTCGCAAGATGAAAGCTTCAGACCTTCGCCAAAGATGGGACGGTCTAAAGGTTTGTAATGAAGATTGGGAGCCAAGACAGCCTCAAGATTTTGTTAGAGGTGTAGCAGATTACCAAGCCCCTCCTTGGACAAGAGCAGAGCCACCAAATCAATTTATTGACCCTCTATGGCCTGATGGTTTTGTAGTAGACGGCTTTGCATTAAATACATTATTAGTAGCGTACGATTATCCACCTATAACTACTTATCCATGCAATCGTATGGTAGGTAAAATGTTAGATGGGTCAACTTTAAACAACAACACATTGGGATAGGTAAATGGGAAATCCTTTATTTACAAATAACGCTGGGTCAACATTTGCAAACCCAGTAGACATGGCTGCTACGACAGTAACCCTTGTTGGAGGTGGTGGAGCTTTGTTTCCACAGCCTACTGGCGGTGATTACTTCATGGTTACTTTTATTACCGTAAATGGTACACAATTAGAAATCTGTAAATGTACTGCTAGAGCTGGAGACACTTTAACTGTAGTACGTGCTCAAGAAGGTACAGGTGCTCAGAACTTCCAGGTTGGTGACCAGTGTCAACTACGTATTACTGCTTCTACTATGAATTATTTAGTAGGCGGCGGTAGCGACAACGTTAAAAACATTACAGCAGGCACAGGTATTAGTGCTACAGGTACAGGTACTGTAACTATTGCTAATACTGGCGTTACTGGTATTACAGCAGGCTCTAATATTACTGTTTCTGGTAGTACTGGAAACGTAACAGTTAATGCTACCGTTCCTAGTTCAGTATCTAGCTTAGTCACAACTAATTTTTCTATATTAGAATCTGGTGGTAAGTTAGTGTTCAAATATGGAACTACTACGATTGCATCGTTAGATTCTTCTGGTAACTTTACAGCTTTGGGCAACATTACTGGCTTAACTGCAGTGGGCACTAGCTCACCTACGCCTTAATTTTAGGAGTTAATTAAACATGGCATCTACATCAATCGGAAGTTCTGGAGTAACTTTCCCAGATTCTACAGTACTAGCAAGTGCTGGTAGTATTATTCCTGGTATTAAAGCACAGTTATTTACATCATCAGGTACTTTTACAATTCCTACAGGAGTTACTTCAGTTAAAGTAATTTTAGGCAGTGGTGGTGGTGGCGGAGCTGCTACTAACACAGGTGGCCCAGTAAACGGAGGAAGCGGAGGTTCATCTTCTTTCGGTTCATATTTGTCGCAAGCTGGTTGTACTGGTGGCATAGCTGCAGGAGGTAACGGCAGTCGTGGAACAGTAAGCGGAACTCCTGGTGCTACACTTGTAACTGGCGGCACAACTTATACACCGACAGCTTCTTATATTTATGGCGATGGTGGTAGTGGCGGTTCCCCAGTTTCTTGTGTTACTCCTGGAGCAGGAGGAGCTTCATATCCTAATGCTGTTGCTTATATAACTGGCTTAACTGGTGGTGGTACTGTATCGGTAACTATTGGTAGCGGTGGTAGTGCTGGTACTACTATTGGCGGCGGAACTAATGGTTCAACAGGTAGAGCAGGTTTTTGTTTAATCGAATGGTAAAAATATGACAAATCAAAATTACTTAATTATTGAAAATAATGTTGTAACCAATATTGTTTATTGGGATGGTAATACAAACACATGGCAACCACCTGCAGATTCTATTCAATTAATTAAATCAACAGTTCCAGCCTTAATTTGGGATACAGATGGTTTAGTACCTCCATCTTGGGTTTTAAAAGAATATATGGGTGTTGGCGATATTGGATTTCTTTGGGATATTTCAACACAAATATTGACTACTAACCAACCAAAGCCTGACTATCCTGCTCCTGCTAAACCTTTATCAACTGGAACACAGCCAGCATGATTACATCAGTATTAATGCCAGCCCATACTTTTAATTATAAAGGACTGACAATAAATACTTATCATGCTAATAAAGGAGAAGGCTTACCAAAACATGAGCATCTTTATTCACATGCAACAATGTGTAATAGCGGTTCTTGTTTAGTAAGCCTTAAAGGACGTAGCTACACTATTAATAAAAATAGCCAACCTCTAGATTTACCTGCAAATGAATGGCACGAAATTATGGCACTAGAGGACAACACAGTCTTTGTTAACGTATTTGCTGAAGGAAAATATTAAATGTCAGACCTGCTCGAAAACAGGGTAGTACGTCTTGAAGTCCGAACGGATAATCACGAAGAAGATATTAAAGAACTTCGTGATACCACTTTGGATTTGAAAAGTACTATGCACTCTATAGAAAAGAATTTAGCACAGATTAAATACCTAGCTATAGGTGCTTTGGCTGTTGTAATTGCTCAAACTATTGGCTTAGATAAAGCCATCCGTATGATTTTTGGAAGCTAATAATGTCTACTACGTTTACTGTCTCTAGAGACCAGATTATACAACTAGCCTTAAGAAAGCTAGGTGTTCTTGAATTAGGCAATACTCCTGATTCTGCAACTATTGCTAATGCTTCTTTAGCCTTAAACCTTTTGATTAAGCAGTTTGCTACCAAGGGTTTAAAGATATGGAAAGTAAACGAATTAGTATTACCTCTTGTTGCTAACCAAACTAAATACACTGTTGGACCTGCTTCGGTTGTTCCTACAACAGACTTAGATGCTGCTAAGCCTTTAAAGGTTATTCAAGCTTGGATTCGTAATATTACAGCAACTCCTTTTATTGATACTCCTATTCAGCTTCTTAGCAAACAAGAGTATGACGTATTAGGTTCTAAGTTTTCTACAGGCACAGGTAACTCTTTGTACGCTAACGTGCGTAGAGACTCTACAGACCTCTATCTGTATTTGACACCTGATATTAATACTGCTACACAGTATGTATTGTACTTTGTATGTCAACAGCCTATGGATGACTTGAACAAAGCTCAAGATACTCCTGACTTTCCTACAGAGTGGATGAATACTCTAGTATGGAACTTAGCTGACCAGTTAGCTATTGAGTACTCTGTACCAGCTAATCATCGTTCAGAGATTGCTGCAAGAGCTAAGATGTATCAAGATGACCTTAATGATTGGGACGTTGAAGCTACTTCTACATTCTTCCAAGC